TTAAAGCAGATTTCATAAAGGCGTTTTTATTGCCTTTACCCTCCTGGATTAAGTTGTATTGCTCTTGTAATGTTAACTGTTTCATTATCTATCTTTTAACAATTGTTCAATGTCTTTAATATAGTCTAAAATTAAATCTGTAGGGTAAACTACACTATACGCTTCTGGTTTATCCTGATAGTAAGCTATAGTTTCATCTTTAGCTTTATCAATCTGAGGGTATAGAGCGTTTAATCGTTTTTCAATTTCTTGAAATGCAGAAATGCGTTTTTCTTGAAATTGAGAACGTTTTTCATCGCGTTCCTTTAGATTTAACTTATACTTATACATATTATTTCTTCCCCCATAGATACTTAGTATCTATAGCTTTTGATTGTTTAGCTAATTTTTCGGGATCAACTAATTTGTATTTAAATCCTTTTACGTAATAGTTATCTTTAACTCCTTTTTCAGTTGCTTTAGGGCCTAAACCTAAACTAGAACCAGGGTTAGCTTCTTTTACGTTTTTCTTTTTAAATGCTTTTGGGGTAGCATATTGTGCTCCTGTACCAATATTAAAAGTAGCACCACCTCCAGTACCGCTCATCTCGTTCATACCTTTAATACGTTCGTATTCTGCTGTTTTGTTATTACGTAAATAAGTTCTTAGTTGATTTCTTAATTTACGAATATCATTGTAATGGTCTTTAAAGAAGGGTTCATTAGTTGCTTGAGCTACTTCTTTAGCTGTAGCTAGCATTTCAGTTACTTCTTTAAATAGTTTTAAATAATCAGGAGCATAATCGACATCCCAAGTGATTTGTCCAGTCTCAGGATCGATATTAGTTACGGTAGTTATAATACCACCTTCTTGTTTGCTATCTCCTACTTTAGCCATGAGCAGCTTTTAATTCTTCTACTAATTCTAGATATTGAAGAATATTTACAATATTATCAGAAGTTACTTTAGCTGTTTTATCTAATTCTTCAATTAAATTAACTACTTCATTAATTTTAATTTGTACAGCTTTATCTTCTACTTGTTTGTTTAATACAGTTAAAGATTCTTTAATTTTGCCTACTTCAGCATTGTAAAATTCTCTTAATACTGGGGTTGAATCTACTGAGTTGATATATTGTCTAAGTACTTCTTTTTGTGAATTATAAAGATTAGTATACTTACCATTAAAGTTTTCCATTAGGATACGGTAGGTTAGCATACGAGTATCTTTATCGTAAGATTGGAATTCTTGAAGTACGTCTGCTTCTACTTTTTCTTCTTTAATTTCGTTAGAAGAAAGATGTTCTAGGATAGTCATCTTATTATTTACGATAAGATTAGTATCAACTAAAGCGTCCGAATTTTGAATTTCAGTTAACATATAAAACGCAGCAAACGTTTTATAGTGAGGTAATTTAGTTTTAAAGAATTCTTCTAAATTATATGATTTTCTAATTTCGTTAATTAAACTATATTTTTCTCTACGTAAAGCACCTCTGTTTAACTTTTTAGAAGTCTCTAATAATGATTGAATCATTACATTAGCTCTACCTTCAGTTAAAGAAGTGTTTTTAGATAAGGTTTCGTATAATTTATACTCTTTAGATAATTCGGATTTAACGAAGTATTTTTTAATAATGCCTAATGCAGCAGATTCACCGCCATTTAAGGTATCAGCAGTTACTTGTCTAACAAGTAATTCAAAAAGAATACCAGTATTTTTGTACTTTGAATGCTTAATGTTCATTCCAAATAAGGTTTATTATAAATATATAAGGAGATATTACTCTTTAATGTTTTTTTCGTCTAATAATGATTCTGTGCGTTTTCCTAAAGATTCAAATAGTGAAACATTTTTAGAATATGATAACTTAGCATCTTCTCTCAACCCATCAGGTTGATCATCTACTTTCATTTGTTGACGGCCTAGTCTATCTCTACCAAAAGCATTATCTTGAGTATTAATATCGGATACTTTTTCCTCTGGTCTGCCTAGTGGTTGTTTTTCATTATAGCCATCAGGTACATTAGCAGGATCGCTTTCCATTCTACCTTGACCATATAATGAAGCTAAATCATGTGGTGTACCATATGAACGACCTGTTGTTAATGGATCATTACCTTCAGTCTCAATTTGAGCTAAACGGAATCTACGTTTTTGGTCTTGTACAATTAAGTCTCTATATTCTTCGTATTGATCTTCACTTAAGTGGAAGATATGTTCATAAATCCAATCTGTAGGTAATAATTTATTTTCTAACATTTGAGCAGCTAAATCTACTTTTTCTTTCATTAATGCGATCTTTTCTTGATCGTAAATGATAGAAGGGGTAGTTAGATTAAGTTCAAAGTTAGTCATTTGTTCATCTCTATACCCTTGAGCATATAGGTGAATAAGAGCAATTTTATATAATTCTGAAAGGAGAATACGTTGAATGCGGTCAATTGTGCGACCGAAACGAATATCTTCAGCTGCTAATGTAGCTTTACCTGAGAGGTTTTCATCATAACCCATAAATGCTTTAGGCACTTTAAGAGCAGCAAATAATTTTTCTCTTAGGTATTCTACATCTTCAATACCTGACCATTCAAGTCCTTTTGTAGTATCGATTTTAGTTGCTTGGTCATTACCTCTAACTGGGATGTAAAAGTCCTCCATAACATTTTGCATGTTATATTTTAGATTGTACTCACCAGTCTTTTGATCCATAAACGGAGTACGCTTCATTGTAGAAATAGTTTTCTGCATGAAGTTTTCTACCTCGTTTGGTGGAATTGAACCTACATTAATATAAAAAATACGTTTTTCGGGAGCACGGACAATTCTATGAATTAACATAGCATCTTCCATTAATGAATATTGTTTGTATAATTTACGAGCTGGTTCAATATAAGCACGACCATAAGGGAGGTAGTTTACATCAGATAATAATCTAAAGTGAGCAATCTCGTAATTATCAAATTCAATAGTGTTTACGTTATTTTGTTTATTTGGTGTAGTATAGTAACCAGAAGAAGAACCTCCATAAATACCTTCTGGGTTATATGTGAATACTACTTTAGAAGGGTTTTCTGGGTCGAAGTTTTCTTTTCTTTCAATATGATATGCTGAATAAGGGATAACATTATAAACACCAAATTTTTCCGAAATTTCTAGTTTTAAGAAGAAATCACCATACTTACACATTTGACGAGTCCAAGACCAAAGATTAAACTCAATGTTTAATACGTCGTAGAATAAGTTATATAAGATTTTTTGAATGTCTTCGTCCGATGATTTAATTTGAAGCACCTCACCCATATCATCTTTTAAAGTACACTCATCAGAAATAATATCTAATGCAGAAGCAATAATAGCATCTGTATCCATTAAATCATAATCTGAATAAAGATATGTTCTTAGATATTGATAGTTAAGGTTAAACTGCTGGCCATATAAAGAGGTAGCAGCTGGGTTTTGATAAATACCTTGGAATCTGCTCATTAGTGAGTTTGTAGCAAATTCTCCTGATGTTTGGATTTTATCTGTGTCGATTACTTTAAGTTGATCTCCACCAACGTTTCTAATTACTACGTCCGAGGAGAATAGTCTTTGTAATCTTTTAAATAAACTAGTATCAGCCATTTTATGGGTGCTTTATTATTATAAATATTATCTAAGAAGCCAACTAATGTCTTCTTTTCCTCCATATGGGTTGTCTATTTCATATGGATTTTGAACATTTCTATTATGGTTATACCCTCCTACAAAAGGAGTTTTATTTGAAGAAATACTATTTAGAGTTGCTTTACTCATATCTAAATGTTGTTGTCTAAATTTAAAAGAGGTATCACGCATAAACATAGCAATTCCAAATGACATAACCAAATCGTCATTATACCCTTGCTGTGCTTCTGCTCTACCATTTTTCCAAATAAACACTTTCATTTCTTCTATCAATCTACTTGATTGTATAATTACACTTTGATCTGAGATATATTCCTGGAATTTACCTATTATCATAGGTCTAACTTTTGAGGTCATACTAAAACCAGGAACCATTTTACTCGTATCCATATATTTGTCAAAATACGAATCTGCTCTTGTAGAATCACCTTTAGTTGAGTAATGAAGGTTAGTATATCCTCTATCTATTACAGTTTGGATAGTAGCCCACCCAATTGAAGCATTTTCAATTACAAGTAAGGCTTCATTATATTCGGTAGCTATACCAACTAATAAGTGACCATATTCTTTAGTGCCAATTTGACCTTTGTACTCAGCGACTTGAGTATTTGTTTCAATATCAATAACGTGGAACGCAGAATAATCTTTCCCGTCTCCACGAGCCACATCAGCAACCACAAGGTAGGATCTTGAATAATCAGCGGGTTCCCAAATCCATAAGTTCTGGTCGACCCCCCTACGCTCAATAGGGTCTTTAATATATGTTTTTTCATAAAATTCAATGTATTCAGGATAGAATACAATATCACCTGAGGTGC